TGCTGGGCTGCAAGCGATGAGGTGTTCGCCGCCTCTGCGTCAGCCTCGGACGCAGCCGCTGCATTCTTACTGCTCTCGGCACTAAGTCGCTTGACCTCCATGTCTGCGAGGGCGGTCGTCTTAAAGCTGTCAAGGTCAGAAAATAGCTGGGTGAACGAAGCAATCTCCGTAACAACGCCGCCCTCGCCAATCTGCAAGTTCATCTTCTCAGCGCCGCTGGTGCTGTCGTATGTAAAGGTAAAGGCGTCAACCTCGCCAGTCACTTCGTCAAACAGCTTACCCATAAGTTGAGCAAGCGTTAGGTCGCCCATCTCCGCATCTTCCAGATAAGTATCCAGAATGTGAACTCCGGTGTTCGCGGAGCGGAAGTTTAACTGTTCACTGGGGACGCGGGTGCGTGCCATTCCTATTCCTCTTCAGTCGCTAGGGAGCGGAGCTTGGCCACGCGCCATGACGACATTTTAATAAGCTCTTCTGCGTCATTCACTCTTGCGGTCAGCGTTCCAATGTCGGACTGGGACGCTTCTCTTATTCGCAACAATGCAACGCGGAGTGCATCGGTGTCGTCCCGTACCGGCTTTAATTCTTCATGGATGCGGGCATTCACAAAGTCGCGGATCACGGCGTCAACCTGGGTTGCCCAAACACTGCTTTTTATGGGGTTGGTCATCGGCGCTGCGCCTCCTGCATTGGTATGAGATTGCCCTTCTGAACTTCACTCTCGATCTGTTGCTGTGGCTGTACGGACGCACCGCGAGCTTTCTCCGCAATCATCATCTCTTGGGACTTGGTTGGCCCCTCTTCCTGCTGCTCTTTGGATATTTTGAACTGGTCGAGATCGCTGACACCCATAGAGCGGATGGCCTCCTCGACGATCTTGCCAGAGTTGTACTCCATCGCGAGCCCCGTCTCGTTGAGGGTCTTGAGCATGGTGATCCAAGTCTCGGCATTGCGGGTAGGTTCGAGAGGTAAGGTTCCGTCTACGACTAGGTAGTCGATTTCGCCTTGGATGTCAGACAACTTGAAGTCTAGGTAGCCGTCGTTGACCATGCCACGTAGTGATGAGGCGTTATCTTGCTCTCCGATGCGTATGGAGCTCTCGGCAGAGAAGAAATCCTGTACGTTCGCGACCATCATGCGGGCCATTGGCCGTACGGATGTGGCTGAGATTGTACGCGCGAGTACGCCGAGGCGCTGCGAACCCAGTTGAGTTAGGCGTTGTATCTCTGTCGCCGTGCGTACGCCACCTTCTGCGGTTGGCATACCCTGTTGAGCATCCGAAGCGGCGGAAAGGCGCTGCTTTAGGCCCGACATTGCCTCAATATCGTTCCAATGTCCGCGTGTTACGTCCGGTACGTTGGCGATAAACACGCCGTCACCAGGCTTAACACCAGGCATAGTGCGTACAATGCCGTGTGCATTGCGATCTATGAGGTCTCCGATGGCCACCTGAGTGGGATCAACGAACATTAAGTTAGTCAAGGCGGCCTGCACGTTGTCGATGCGGCTGCGCAGCAGCCATGTCGCGACATCATGTAGAGGGAGTAGGATGTCATAAAGCGATTGGGAGTACGTCTTATGCGCGTCGTGATACAGGCCGCCGATCACGACAGGGAATTGCCTGCCGTAAGGGTTTAGTTGGCAACGGATGATCACGCTCTCATCGAGAACCGTAACGCACATCCACAACTGTTCTATTCCAGGGACGCCAATCTCGTATCCGGCTAGACGTATCCAGCTTTCGTCGATGACACGGCTGTCGCCCAGCGCGAAGAAGGTGCCGCCACCGCGAGCGTTGCGCTCTGCGGGGTCAATGCTTAGTCCTCGTCCGGCTTCTTTATGCCACTTATGTCCGTCCCACCCACCAGTCGGAGCGGCGAACTTGTTTCGGAGGGCTGGGTACTCTTTGAGCTTGGGGTACATGCCCGTCTGGAGGAGAGCATCATAAGATGAGAAATCAGAGAAGATGATGTACTGCATCCGCTCCCAATCTCCCCACTGGACGCGGGGGTCGTGGAATACGCGGCGCGGGTCGAAGTTGGTGATCTTGTTTGTTTTGCTTGAAGCATCCCACGTAACTTTTGTGGGGGCGTATCCGTACCGAATACTGTCCAGAAGGTGTTGGGCAATTCGAGCCTCCCCTGCTGTGCGACGCATCTGTTGGTGCAGTAAGCGTTCAATGATCTGAGATGACTTCCGCGACTTGCGGTTAAGTCCTTCAAGCTGGAACATCGGGTTCCGGCCAGTAAGAGCCGCCATCAAGTAGGTGTGGACCGTATCCGAGATGGCGCGGGTGTCAGCGATGACCGCCTTCTCGCGAAACTGCGTAGCATCGGGGCGCACGTAAACGTCGTGGGCGCGGTCAGCTTGCTTCCAGTGGTCGTAGCGCTTGGAGATGCGGTCGTATGACATCTGCATTGCAGAGCGTACGTAATCTACGAGCTTCTGTTCCTGCTCGACACTCAGACGTGAGGAAATATCCTCATAATTCATAAGGGCGTCGGCGTGATCGGAAAGGTCAACAACGATACCATCGTTGTCAGGGACGTAATCCGCACGGTAATTTGTCGTTGTTAATGTCATGGACTGAGTTTTACCTCCTCGTGATTGCGTCGGTCGTCCTTATTCTCCCCAGCCACGCCATGTGCCTCCCATTTTATTGAGGTCAGACTTCATGTCCCAAAGACTGTCGCCGGAGTTGGGTAGGGAAAACGCCGAAGGCGTGTAATATTCACCCGTTGTAGGGGTGCGGGCTAGTACATCGAGGCCGATAGAGAGGGCGTCGATCATGTCGTCGTGCTTTCCCGAAGGGAACGACTGGCATTCCTCATGGAAGGCGTCCATCCAAGGGGCATTGTCAGGCAGAAATACGCGCCCGCCCTCAATGAGTGGCAGGATTGAGGTGACGCGGGAGACCTTATCCGATGAAACCTTGTACGGGACGACGGATATGCCGCTCTCGCGCTGCAATTCTTGGATGAGAGACTGACCAGATGCCTTGTCCTCGATGTAAATGCCCCGCAATCCGCGTCCGCGCCACTGATTGTTGGCTTGGATCATACGCCTCTTTAGTTCGGGGAACTCAAAACGGTCGCGGATCACGTCCACAACGTAGATGTCACCCGTAGTATCGAGACCCATCGTCATCATTACGGAGTAATCGCTGTCCTGACGCGCCTTGAACGCTGTGTCGGCGGCGATGATGAGGCTGGAAAAGCGCTCCGGCTTCATGTCGGCAGGGTACGTGCGCCACCAGTGGGAGCGGATCATGTTGCCGCCCTGTATGTAGGGCGATTGCTGGTAGAGGCTGGCGAACTCACGCGGGTTCAAGCGGCGACGGCGCTCCAAGTCTTCTATGGAGAAGCGTTCCGGCCAAAGTGCAGTCGGTTCTGTCTTGCGTACGTAGCGTTTGGCCTTGGATAGCTTGGAGACTTCTCTGGGAACTAGGTAATCCTCATGCTCTGTGGGTAAGTCGCTGCGATTTATCTTGCCCGTGTCGCCCTGTATGGGGCGGTCGTCGATGGCAGGGAAGTTGATGTGGTTCCAGCGCCCCTCCTTCCAGTCATCGGTCTGCATAAGACGACCCGCAAGGTCGTCTGGGTGCCAACGGGTCAAGATGATGATCTGCGCCGGAGGCACATTGTCGATGTCAGGCTGTAGACGGGTCGATAGGGCGGAGACGTAGTAGTTCCAAACCTTGTTGCGCTGGGTGGCGCTCTCAGCCTCTTCGCGTGACTTGAGTGGGTCATCGAATAGGAGGAGGTTCGCTGCGCGACCGGAGGTCGTACCGCCGACGCCGATGAAGTACGCGGCTCCGCCAGCGGTTGTGCGCCACTGATCGACTGCGCGGCTGTCAGCGGACATTTCGAAGTCAGGAAAGATTTGTGAGGTGGTGGGTTCGTTGGAAAGGTCGCGGACTTGGCGTCCGAAGTCCGTGGCGAGCTGGCTGTTGTAGGATGTAGACATCATAAAGCGCGTCGGCTTCTTCGACATGAAGTATGAGGGGAAGATTACGCTGCCGTACGTGGACTTTCCGTGCCGTGGGGGCATGGTTATGAGCAAATTTCGTACAGGAACAAGCTCCGTGGTGGCCTTTTCGGCGACTGATAGGCCGTGATGGCTGTCGAGAGTGTTCTTTTCTAGGCGGTCTAGGGCGTCAATCATCTTCAAATGGAAGTCTGGGAGCTTCCAGTTGGGGTAATGAAGGCGGACGAAGCCGAGGAAACCGTCCTCTGCGGCCTTCAGCTTGAGTAAATGCTTGGCTGCGTCCTGTGGGGTGAGGCTCATTCGTCCTCCTCCTGTACAATATCCTGTACGTCAGCGTCGATTATGCTGCCGACGCCGGAGGCAATGGCTTCAAGCTGGTCGCGGGACATCTTCTCTGGGGCGTCTTGGATGTTGTGCTCGTGCTGTACGAATGCGGCGGTGAGATCGGGTACGACCTTGTTCAGCATGGTGGCGAACACCCGCGCTTGCGTGGGGGACCACTCCTGCTTGCCCATGACGACCTTGTGAGCCTCGTCTAGCTGGTTCTCTACGCGGCGGAACAGGCCGGATCGCATGTTCGCTACTTGTGAAGGGGTTAATCTGCCAGTGGATGAAGGTTCTGTTCTTTTTGACATTGAGTTTTCCAGACGTTTTGATTTTTGCTCAGATTTGTCGTGGGGTCCGAGATGGTATTTACCGAAATTTCACTTCGCGGGGTGGGGGTGGACCCCCCCTGTCGGTCAAAATTGGCGCATGAATGGCACATGAGGTGTGTAATTGGCTGATTTTGCAGTGATTTATCTCCCTCAGTAGGGGAATACAGGGGTGTAACGCGCGCCAAGAGATTTCCAGTTTCGCTCCCCTCGCGGATGAAAATTAACCGTGTGAGCACGTTACGCGCGTCTGTTACGCATGTCGTCCTGCGTGAGCGCGACCAAGGAATACTTCCTTGAGGAACTGAAGAGGGTGCCAGCTCCGATCTGGAGAACGGCCTGTGTCCGGCGATCATCCGCACACAGTCACACGTTACGCAAAAGGAATTATCCCATGACAAAATCAAACACAGCAGTCGCACCCGTAGCCTTCACACGCAAAGCAGCAGCCGAAATGTACCTCGCAGCACCCGTCAAGGGTCGCGAAGCCGTAGCCGAGCGCATCAAGGCGCAGGCCGCGAAGAACCAGAAACGCGCTTGGAAGACGCTCGTGCGTTACATCGCGACCGCCGACCTCGTTCGCATCAAGCTCGTGGTATCGGGCACCCGCGAAGAATGGGCCGCGATCAACGCAGACGCGAAAGCCGCGAAGGCCGCGCCAAAGCCGAAGGCTGCTCCGAAGGCGAAAGCGAAAGCCAAGCCGAAGGCTGCTGCCGTGATCGTCGATGACGTGAGCGAAGTCGCAGCGGCCAAGGCGCTCGCGGTACTCATCGGCGCAGGCCAAGGCAACTCGCCAGAAGCTGCCATGATCGTGTCGTTCTTCGCGGCCAAGTAATCACACCCACCCACGGACAACAGCAATTCGCCCCTTCGCACAAGCGTTGGGGCTTTTTCGTGCTGTCCGGCACGGTTCACCCGCATGAAAAGGAGACCCCCATGCACACACGTCAATCACACATCACGAAGACCGCAGCGCACACGAACGACGACCCGTGCGACAACTGGCAGTCCATCGGCAGCGTCATCCGGCTCGATGCCGATCGTGTACGCAAAGCCGTCGAGTACAACGCCATGTGCGACGACATCGCTAACGACGACGACTTCGTATTCGTATCCACCTTCACCCGCTTTGGAGGTTGATCGCATGGCATACACATCAACCCGCTCACGTCGTCACTCGGACCTGATGGTCATCGAAATCACCCGCATCATCTCAGTCACATTCGTTGGCGCTTGCTTTGGTCTGCTGATCGCATGGCTTGGCATCAACGCCATCACAGGCTGCGGCGAAGTCACCCGCACAGTCGATGGCACGTACATCAAAGGCGAGTGCGTCATGGTCCCGTGGGTAGACGCTACCCTCTACGATCACTTCATCGAATAACCCACACACAAAGGAGACTACCCATGAAAAACTCAATCGAAGAATACGTTGGCAAACTCGAAGCCCGCGCTCTGCTCTTCATCGTGAAGGCGCACAAGGATCACTCAAAGTTCTACCCGATAGCGTTGGAGCTTTGCCGAGTGATCGGTGACTTCACAGGCGAAGAACGCTGGGATGCTTATGACCGCATCCAGCACGCTTGGGCCGTAGGCCAAGAAGCATAGTCGCATCGGTGTCGAGCGTTGAGGCGCTCGCATCCCATGCAACTGAGCATGACAACCCAAGGAGAAAACAATGGGAACCAAAGCAGCAATCAAATTCGCCGACGACAACGGTACGCAGGCTATCGTCTACACTCAGTACGATGGAGACCCGCAAGGCATACAGCGTATGATCCTCAGAGCAATCGACGAGGGGCTTGTGTGGGACTTGCCGCGCTATGAGGCCGACGAGTTTGCGGCTGGCTTCATAGCCGCGAACAAGAAGTACAGCGGCGGCCTTCGTGTGTTGTCCACCATGTCCGATCTGTGGTGCGACTTCGTGTACGTCGTCAATTTCAACAGCGATCTTGGCGAGATCGGCGTGACCGTAGGACATTGCAAGGGGCACGACGAACTGGATCGTCCTGAGTACGTGTTCATGTGGGATGGCCGCTTGTCTACGATGCACACAGCTTATGCGGAGGACGCAGCATGAAGATGACAACGGAAGAAATCCTCGATCACGTTTACGAACGCCTTGAACTCGTAAGCAAGGAAACGTGGGTCTCGATGATCTGCAAGCACCTCACGACTGAGGACTTGGAGCTGATGCTCGACAACAACGAGCTGACGCCCCGCTTCTTTGAGGAGGACGCAGCATGAAGATCGTATGTCTAAGAAATCCATTTTTCGCAACATACAAAGGTTCGTATGCTTACGAGGGGGACGCAGCATGAAGTACAATCACGCAGTTTCGTTAGCCTTCGAGGTCATCAGCAATGACCCGAACGGCGAGGACTTAACACCCGCGATGCTCAAGGAAGCCCTGCTCGAACGCATGGTCAACTTGGACATCGGGGACGATTGGGTCGAGGCAATCGGCTTACCCTACGACACACATGAGGAGGACGCAGCATGAAGAAGCCAACACAACGACAGGTCAACAAGTTCTGCAAGGTGCGGGGCATCCCGTTTCAAATGTGGGGGATGATGATTGCCACAGGCAAGCTGACGCTCGATGACTTTTCAGAAATGGTACTCGCATTTCACGACCCCGCGAACAAAGAGCAACGCGAGGAAATGGAACACGAGATGAACGCTAACAGATATTAAGGAGGACGCAGCATGAGGAACCTTATGACAGCAAACATGGCGCGGGCATTACTACCCGATGCCCGTGCAAAAAAGATCGAGAGCGCCATCCGCTTCGCGGTCAATGACGGCGATAGCGTAACCTTTGTACGGCTAAGGCTCAAACCACACGAGGTCACGATGTGGGAAGAGCTTGGGTATCAGGTAAGGGCTGAAGGTAGCGGCTCGACGTTCTTTTCTTGGCACGAGGAGGACGACCAACAATAAGTAAACTCCTGCCCCGCACAGGGGCGACCAACTATCAAAGATAGTTGAGGAACAAGAAGAAATTAGGCCGCTGACTTTGATTAGTCTGCGGTCTCTTTTGTGCCGTCTGGCATGACAACTTGACACAACTTCCGTTGTGTTGTTTACACTACAACCACAATCAAGAAAGAAAATCACAATGACAACTATTCAAAACATCATCGACACCCACGCAGCACGTAAAGCGCAGACCATCTTGCGCGGAGCGGTCTATGACATCGCAGTGGATGTGGGCATTGACCTTGAAGCCTTGGCGGATGTGGCGTCAAGATCACCGCTCGTGAACTCAGACCACCCGACAAGTAAGAAGATGCGCAGCGTTAGCGTGTCTCAGATACTGGATCGCATGAGTGCTACGGCGCTTGGCAAAATGATCAAGGATATGCTCGGAAAAGGTCACTTAGCGACTGTAATATCTGCCTTCCTGTCACCCGATCCTGACCCAGTTTGCACCCAGAACTGGCCTTGGAACCAAGAGTTTTCGATCCCATTCGACGACGACATTTCCAAGTACATTCCAGACGACCTCAACGTGTCGCCCACGTCGCCTACGTCGCCTACGTCGCCTACCGGATACGATGTGACCGATGACATTGCTCACGCTGCCAACGTGTTGCTCAAGGTTGCGACCAAGGGCGAGATGGACGACTTGCAAGGGTTGCTCGATGAGGTGGTGTCCTTGCGTAACAAGCCAGCAATCGTTGCAGCGGCGGCTGTTGTACCAGCAAGCGGTGACATCCCAGCAGGTGAGCCGCGCAGGGTCAATGCACAGGTGGTGTTCGGTATCAAAGACACGCTGATCGACATGGACATCACCGTGTACGATTGGGAATACGACAACCCTTTGGTGCCTACGAAGGATGCTGATTACATCTTCAACGTGAGCAACTTGGCTGATGCCTTGTGGGCGATTGAGACTAAGAACAATGCGTGGCTTACGGGTCATACTGGTACGGGGAAGACGACGTTCATCGCTGCTGTGTGTGCGTACACCGGACGCATGATGATGCGAGCGAATATGGACAGCGCGATTGAGCGGCCTGACTTTGTTGGTGCCATGAGCGTGACGGTAGATGGTGACGGCAATCAGATCACCGAGTTCGTTGAGGGCTTCTTGCCCAAGGCGATGCAGTTGCCAGTAGTTATGCTGCTCGATGAGTACGATGCGATCCGTGCTGACATCTCGTATGTGATGCAGCCCGTGCTTGAAGGTGGTGCGCTTCGCCTGTTGGAAGATGGCGGTCGCCTTGTGCACCCACACCCAGACTTCCACATCATGGCGACTGCAAACACGGTCGGATGTGGTGACAGTTCTGGGATGTACGCAAGCGCCGTGAAGGTTCAGTCGAGAGCGTCGATCAACAGGTTCCCCGTGTTTATCAAGGTGGATTACCTGTCAGCTCAAGACGAGATGACCTTGATCAAGAAGTTTGCGCCACAGCTTTCGAGCGGTGCCGAGAACATGCTTGCCGATTTCGTCTCCCATTATCGCAAAGCGTTTCAAGATGGCACCGTCGCTACGCCAATCAGCCCACGAAATACGATCACAATCGGCAAGTATGTTGCCGCCTTCGAGAAGCGGTTGGGCACTGACCTCGCAATCAAACGAGCGTTGGAGATGAACATTATGAACACCATCGACGAGAGCGACAGCATCGCCGTGACAGGCATCATGGATCGCATCAGCGCATAATCAATCAATCAACAGGAGTACAAATATGTTTAGTCAAAATTCAGTAGCCGCACTTCAAACGGAGTTCGACAAGCTATCCAAAATCATGGGCGCAAGTGAGGTGCGTACGCAGTTCAAAGGCGATGGTGCCTATACGAACGGCAAGATGATCAACCTTCCCGCAATGGACGCAACCAAGGAGATGACACCCAAGGATCAGGCTATCGCGAGGGGCTACCACATCCACGAGGTCGGACACATTACCGATACCGACTTCAGTATTGCGTCGGCTAAGAAGCCCAGCAAGAAACTGCATCCGATCTGGAACGCATGTGAGGATGTGATGATCGAGCGCAAGGCTATCGAGAAGTTTAGCGGTGCCAAGCGTAGCCTGTCAGCGGTGGTCGATAGCGTGTTGGAACACGAGAACCAGCATTGGCATGACAACCCAGAAGAAAACGAGGCGCGTCGTGAAAAGTGGTGGACCGAGGTGCCGTACGCTGCGTTGCAGCAAGCGCGTAAGGACGCTGGGTACGAGAGCGATGCGCTCGATGCGTACATTGATGACATGCCCAAGGCGCTGGCGAGTGAGGCGCGACACTTCGCTAAGGATATGGCGTCGGCTGCGGATACGGCTGAGAGTTATGACCTCGCGAAGAAGATCAGTCGTCGGGTTGCTGCGCTTCAGAAGGAACACAGCAGCGATGACGATAGCGATGATGATCAGCAGCAGCAGCAGCCAATGGTGCCACAACCCAATCAGCAAGGCGATGGTGGTGGCGAAGGTACGGAAGGTGACAGCCAGCAAGGCGATGACCAAGGCGATGACCAAGGTGACGGTCAAGGTGACGGTCAAGGTGATGACCAACCCCAAGCGCAAGGCAAGAGCGGTGGCTTCACGATGGCGGGTGCCGAACAACGCAAGCAAGACAACATGGATGGTGTGTTCGGTGCTTACGCAGGGGATGACGATCAGAGAGTAGGCACAGGTTTATGCGAACTATTCGACAACCACCTTCAACTCTGGGACCGCAACGTCAAGGCTTTCGAAAACCAAGATGCGAACGGCAAGGACATACTTTGTCGGTGGCGCAATCAGGTAGTGTATAAAGATGCCGACGACATTGCCAAAG